AGTAACTTTTTCATTACTTAATTTAAAAGTATTATCTAAATCACTAGTAATCACTATTTTATGATATTTTTTTCCGTTAACCCTTTTTTCGACACGATAATTCAATAACACTTTTATATTTAATTTAGCCCCAAGATGTTCTATTTCTTTATTCATTTCAGTCATATTATTTTATTTTTTTAACCCATTTTATATGTTTAATAACCTTTTCACTATTTAAAAGTTTACTAACTTCATTGTATTTTTCAGCTAATTCTCTATTTGTAAAAAAATTATGTAACGCTTTATGACATAATTTACATAGATTAGCTCGTCTACTTTTCATTTCTTGTCTAGAGAATTTCTTTTTACACCAATTTTTAGAATGTACTTCTCTAGGTATTAAATGATGAGATGTTAATTCTCTATCTATTTCACATAATTCGCAACACATTAGTGACCAGAATAAATTAGAACGTCATTTTCCCAATCAAAACTTTTATATATACGAACTAATTCAAATATAGCATATTCGAACCTCCAGCTTTTAACTATATTGTCAGTTTCTTTATCTAAATCATAAGGTATCATATTCCATTTATCACCACCCCATTCACGAACCATTGTCCTATAATTATGTTCAGCTTCTTTAGGTGTTTTTAATTGTTTTTCATACCATTTTAATACACTTAATCTATAATCTTCAATTATTTTTAATAAAACATTTTCAGTACAAACTAAGAATTCAGTATCTGGACATTCCCATTTGGTAAAAAATTGATGAGTGTCTTTATCTATATCAAAATCACAATATTTACCTAACTCATGTAATATTTTATATGTTGGTAATTCACCCCCACTGAAATAATATTTTAAACCGTCACCATAATCAAAAATGTCACCTTTACCTTTATCTTCGTATTTAAGACATAACTCTTTTTCAGTTAAATCTTTATTTTGTTCATAAATTTCTTTACTTATCTTACCTATATAATTTCTATAACCCACCTTCTTCTTTTTTTATAAAGTTATCTGTTAAATATTTGATACATAGATTTGATAATTTTTCAGCTTCAAAATAACCATTATCTTGTCCTACTTGTATTAATGCACCAATACCATTACATAATGTACTAATATCTTTAACAACCATTTCTTTAGCTGTCTTTTCATCAGATATTTCTTTAACTATGTTATCTGGTTTAGTTATTTTTATTTTTTGTTCTCTTTCGGTGTCTAAATCCACCATGATAATATTTTTCATAACATTTTATTTTTTAATCTAAATCTTTATTCGTTAACACATAACAATCATGTTTAAATGTCCAACCAACATTAGTACCAGTTTTATCAACTTCCCCTTTTTTCCTAAAAGTAGCTTCTTTAAAAAAATCTTCTTTTTTCTTCCAACCTAATATCCACCCTTTAGTCATTGATGAGTGTATTGCAACAAAACAATAATAATCACATTGTTGTTTTGTGTTATATGCAAAAATATTGGCTTTGTGTTCTAATAAAGGTGGTACATTTTGTTTTTTAGTTTTAACATCAACCTTCTTACCCTTTATTATTAAATCGTAGTTATAGTCACCAACATATTCTGAATACTTACCATAAAAATCTAAAACTATTATTTCACCTAAAGCACCAACTTTATTACCTTCACCTTCAGTTACTGAACCTTTTAAGACATTGAATTCATATAATTCTTCTGCTCTTTTTATTTGTTCATTAGTTATATTTATTTCAACTATCATATATACAAATATAGTAATTATATTTAAAAAAAGCAACTTATGAGACATCTTTATTTAAAAAACATACCAGTAACATATAATAATTCATTATTTTTATCATATTCATACCAACCTATATGTTTAATATCTAACTCTAAACAACATATTAACTTATTAGTTTCTTTATGTTTTATTTCTATATTTAAATTTTCTACCATTTATTATTTTTTTAATTTTTTTACCCATAATATTTATTTTATGAATCCCTTCATTTTAACTATATCATCATTAATCATATCATAAATTCCAGTTACAGATATATTCCTACCCGTAGTACTAGAATTAGAAAATATAATATCACCAGCCCTTAATGTAACATAAATACCATTAATCTCAATACCAAAAGAATTACAAGGTTTATAGTTAGTTCTAGTACTAATAAATTTTATTGAGGACATATGATTATCGAATATCTCATCTAAGAATTTTAATAATATCTTTGACTTATTAAAACGTGTTTTGATATTACTAAAAAAATCATAACCACGCTTACCATCATAAAATATTTTATCGGAAAAAATACCCCTTGATAAACGGTCTTCTGCATCCTTCTCAAACCAATCCAATTTATTTAAGACCTCTTTAGCTTTAACATCATCTTTAAGATAATCCTTTAAAATTTCTAATAATAAAAAATCAGAACATTCAGTATCTTTACGCTCATAATCTCTATTCCTTCTAATAAGTGAAAAAAGTAAATCATTAATTAAATCATTAGATTCAATTTTGAAACTTTTAATAGCTTCCTTTATATAATCAAAAACTAACATCTTATTTTCTTCCGAAAATGTATTAGTAACATCAACTCTCGTGTATCTATGTGTGATTATCTCTTCCTCAATCCAAACACAATCAGAACCCATATCTAAATTTATAGGACCCTTATCAATGAATTTTTTAGCCTCATCAACTGATTTAAATTTCTTTCTCGTTGAACCATTTGCTATCCTCACAACCTTTGTTCTTGAATTTTTCATAACTAATATATCTATTTATTTAAAGTACTAATAGTATTAAAATTTTTGATACTTTTATTCGTATCACTATCTAAATCAAGGTGTTCACTAAGTGTTTTAATAGCATTTTCCTTAAATTGTTCCAGTGTCCAATCAACACATTCATTTGGACATAACGAACCACTTTCTTTTAAGTTTAGTCTATACCAATACAACCCAAATAATTTAAATGAAAATACATCAAGAGCAAATAATGGGAATAAATGGTTTTGATACTTATATCGCATCAAATACTTTTTACCATTAATCTCTATTTTAAATTTAATTTTTTTCATAACTAATATATTACTTTATCTTATTACTGTTGATTACAAAGATACATAAAATAAATAAACCCACCAAATTAATGATAGGTTTATTTGCATTTATATTAAATTTAAAATCAATTCTCTGTCTTTCGTAAATATTGGAGTCTCGATTACTACCCATCTACTCCTAACTGTGTCACCTATAGTAAACACTTCTTTTGTAATGAAACTACCTCTCTTTTTTGAGAAATGTAAGTAATTCCAATTATACCCCTTTTCAAAACACATGTCTTGTAATATACTAGTATTCTTATTTTGTAATTCTTTGTGAGAATATAAAGATTGTGCTAACATTTGGATTGAGTTTCGTTCAGCATCTTGTTGTCTCCAAACTAAGCAGTTAACCACTTCTTCCTTTTCTGGTATTTGAAAAACCCTAGAATCAAAATAAGCTAATTTATCCGTTAAAGAAAACTCAATTGGATAGTATTTTTCACCCTTATCATATTTATCAAATAACCTTTTCTGTCTAAGTTGGTTAAACTTGGCCGTTGCCATTGCAGCAGAAATTGATGTCATTTTTTGAACATTATAATCAAACCAAGCACTAGTTGTTAATTTATCATAATCAGTTAAGACTAAAGTTATCTCATCCGATTGAGTGTAACCAAATTTACAACCTTGGATATTTTCACATAAGAATTTAGTAGTTTCTTGCATATCCTCTATTAACCCTTCATCAAAGGGTTTATCTAAACCTTTTGTGTAAGTGTGAAATGCTTTACCATCTAACCTAATTATCGTTGGTAACCTTCTAACTAAAAATTGTTTACTCCTAGATTCATAATTTCCCTTAATTCTGTCTCCTAATGTTGTTTTATCACCCATATTATTTCTTAATTTTTATTGTTGATTACAAAGATATAAAAAATATTTCATATAAACAAAAAAAAAACCATAACTTTCGTTATGGCTGTGTGGGGTGTGAGGGAATCGAACCACTCGTTTGTCAATTTTACAGATTGTTTTTTTTTGATGTTTGCTGCAATTATTCTTTACAGAATAAGTTTTTTCCAACATTTTAAACACCCCTTGTTAAGTGTTACTGATGTGATTGTACTTATCACAAAAGATTATTTTATTTTTCGACCCAATCTCCAGCCTTCTGGGATTAAATCAGTTTTCTTTATTTTTTTATTATCAACTTCATTAGTAATCCATCTAGTACCATATTGAGAGTTTTTTGAACCTTTACCAGTTCCCTTAGATGATTCAGACATTTTTTGTTTAGTTTCTTCTGAATGATTTTTACCACTCCAATCATATTTAAAGTCTTTAGGTATACCATGTCTAATGAATGTTGTTTTACCACCTTTACTGGTCCATTCATTTATCATGTCTTTATATTTAGTATTAGTGACTTCACGACCCTTTTTAGCACCTTCCAGACTAATAAAACCACCTTGACCACCTACTACTAAATTCATACATTCCTCTTTAGCTATTTCATTCAGATTAACAATCTCTGCTTCTCTAGCTTTAAGTTCAGCTCTTGTATCAACAAACTCTAGTATCTCAACCTTATGGTTTTCTTTACCGTATTTGTTGATGGAATATCTCAACCTCTTACCGCTTCCCATATAACCATCATCCAGATTATCCGTACTATGCATTCCAATATAATACTTACCACTTAATACGTTTGTGGTCTTATATATAAAATGATACTTTTTTTCTTTTCTTGCCATATCTATCTTTTACAATAAATATGTAGAAAAACGTTAAAAGTACAAAAAACGTCTACTCGGAGCGAATAGAGAGAATCGAACTCTCGTATCTAGATTGGAAGTCTAGCGTAATACCACTATACTATACTCGCATTGGTCTTTATGTAGGTGGTACCACCTTGTAGAGCCATAAAGAAACTTAACCTACTTTATTCATATTGAATTAATAAAATTATTTAGAGCCACCTATCGGACTCGAACCGATGATGAGGAAACCTCGCTTGCTTACAAGGCAAGTGCAATAGCCGCTATGCGAAGGTGGCATTTTGAGCGAGAAAGGAATTTCGAAATCCCGACCTTCTGATTGGTAACCAGACGCTCTGCCTCTGAGCTATTCTCGCATTTCTAATTCTACGCTCGTCCAAAGGAGTCTATGAATTAGTAACAGTCTTCACTCGTGCATCCCACGGGCCTCGAACCCGCAACCTTCCCTTTAAAAGAGGGAAGCCCGTCCACTTGAGCTTCGGATGCATATTGTGGGTATGATAGGATTCGAACCTACTCACCTTACGGAACGGTTTTACAGACCGCCTCAGCTCTCCAACTCTGACGCATACCCCAAATTATTTGTCGATAGACCAGGAATTAAACCTGGACCTTACACCCCCAATGGGTGTCGTACTGTCGTTATACTATCTATCGAATTGTTAGGGTGTCGAGACTCGAACTCGAACGAACTGGCTCAAAACCAGCCATACTACCATTATATTACACCCCAAAATAGAGTAGAAAGGGGGAATCGAACCCGTAGTTATATTGAGTACTCTTTAACTACACCCACTTGGAACCTCGATGTTCCCGTGCTATCATTACACTATTTCTACATTTGTCTAATTTTATTTTTCATAAACTCATTTCTATATTCAATAATTATAGACATTACTTCATTACTATATTTACTATGTAGAAATAAAGTAAAAGTACAAAAACGACCATAAAGTCGGGTAGACTGGAATCGAACCAGCCGACTGAGGCTTCCAATGCCCCCGTGCCTAAATCCTTGGTCACTACCCGATAATTACACTTCCACGTCATTGGTATAGTGCGAACCCAATTGTTATTTTATTATTCCAATATGTCAATGAACTACTTATTATTAAACGCAAAAAACCCAGTTAAAATTTTTATCTTAACTGGGCTTCTTTATCGTATTTTTTTTTGGTTTAAATGAATTAAACTAATTCATCAATTCCTTTTTTATACAACTCACCCAGTCTGCTCGGCTTTTGGCCTTGCGGATACTGTTTCCCTTGATATGTCGTTGTATAATTTTTCATCTTAATTTTTCTTTATGGGTTTATACCCTTTGTTAATATATATGACAAAGATACTAAAAGTTATCTAATTTGTCAAGTTTTTTTTAATTTATTTTTTAATTTATTTATAATTCACTGACTATCAGTTTATTATATCTTTGTAGCGTGGGCCAAGATTCGAACTTGGAACACGGTGTTACCGCTTCTCTGGCTTATGAGACCAGCATGTTACCTATTTACACTACCCCGCAATATTAGTAGAGTATACGGATTTGATACCATATTTCCAACTTTAATCGGTTGGTGACTTACTTAGTCGAGTACTCTATTTCGTAGCTTGAGTGTTAAGCTTTGACGTTACCATTTTTAACTGTTTCCAGTCTATCACACACCTTCAATTTCTATCTGGTAGATAACATTAAGTTGACCTCAGAGTGGTCATTACTCTTTTACATATCTTTATATAAACTACTTTCAACACCCAGTCTCCTTGCGAGAGTTAAAAGGGGCTAACCTTCTACTAATGACATCTAATCGTTGTTTTAATTTCAACCTTGAGAGTATTCATCATCTATATATTACAACAGAATAACTTAATTTTCAAGATATGTCTATCAGAACTTTTTCTTACCAATGTTAATTTTTTAAACAAAATTTTATCTTAATAAATTCCCTCACAGTTCAGAGTGTGTCTGATAGTTGACATTCGTGCTACCTTTTGAGTAGTTTAGAATACGACACTCCGATGTAATGTTTTACCATCACGTCAATTAAATCACTTCAAACATACGTGAGCCCTACCGAAGTAGGTAACCCACAGTTATCCCATAATCTTTCATGATGATTTCAGCTTAATATTTTTTAAGTCTTCAGCCGAAATCTAACTACTTATTTATTGATTATTTCTAATCTCAAACCTCTGAGTTAAAGGTTAACGTCTCCGAACAGAGTTCTCTCAACGTCATCGTAGCTTGCTTACCTGGATTATAAGTTAACTCCGAAGAGTTAGCTGTATAACGCAATAACACATCCACCTAAGCTTCACGTATTATCACTTTATCCCATCACTGGTTTATCCTTTTGTTACCCGAAGGTAACTGGAGCATAAGCACCCCAATATTTTCAATATTTTAATGAACTTTTTATTTCTTCTACAAAGATACTAAATTTTTTATTAGTATGCAAGTTTTTTTTAACTTTTTATTTTGTAATTTAAATAACCTTTTTTATTTCTCTAACAAAGATAGTAAACTTTATTCGATTTGTCAAGCTTTTTTAAACTTTTTTTATAAAATATTTTTAATATCCATCAATATGTCTCTTAATTCCCTTATTTTATCGATATTTAAGGTATCTCTAAAGGCATGTAATTCTTTAAACATCAAGTTATTATCTTCATCAAATAACTTTTTCCAATCATCATAGACCCCTTGTAATTCTGGTTTTTCTTTAACTAACCTTTCAAATCCTGGTAAGTTAATTTCACCACCTCTAAATATTTCAGAGTTTTGAATTTTACTTTGGTCGATATTACCTTGATTGTCCATAATGTTTTTACTATCCATGAAGGCTTGTTCAACTTCTGACGGACTTAAGTTTGGGTTCATTAGGATTTCTTCTTGGAATTTGTTTAGAACTGGAGTTAGAGCTGAGTCACCTAGTACTGGTTTTATCAATTCTTCAAACGATTCTAATTTCTTATTAACTAGTTTTCTTTTTTTAATGAGTATCATATCTTGAGTTGTCTTTGTTATGATATCATCGATATGTTTTGCTAGTTGGTTGTTATAAAAATTCTTATGCCATTCTCTAAAGTTTGGACCTAATTCATCTGATTTTTCATTCCAATCAAATTTATTAGTGTAATTATCATATTCACCCAATGTAGTCTTAATTTCATCTGGTAACTTTGTGAAATCAAATAAAGGTGTGTTATCATCTTCATTTAACTTCATTCCAGAAAGTCTTTTAAACTCTCTTAATAATTTTCTCTTATTCATATTTATTATTTAATTTATTTTATACTTATAAATATGTACCTCACCTTTAAATTTACTTAAATCTGGTGCTAATGTATCACCTATTGTTTTGTCTTGAATTTCCGAAACATGCATTTCGTTACATAAATCAATTGTTGATTCGTATAACATTTTACCACCAATCACCCAATCTGGTTTTAATTTAAGTGCTTCTTCTAAAGTATTATAACCTTTACCAACAACAATCAATTCTCTACCTGGTAATTTAGGCATACTTTCGTAAGTTGTTCTACCAACTAACAATTTACACCCCATTGTCATTTTCTTGAAGTGTTTTAAATCTTCACTTGATTTCCATGGTAAACCACCATTTAGACCGATATAGTCTTTTTTATTTTTTGCTATAATTAATTTCATATCTTAACCCATTTAACTACGTGTAGTTCATAAGTTTCTTCTTCTCGGTAAACTTTATAAAGTTTTTTATCTATAAATTTCATTAATAATTTTATTAATTTTAAATTCAATTGAAAAAGTAGAAACGTTATCAATTTCAACATTAAGTTTATTATATTCTAAAAAAATAGGTTCAACAGTTGTGTCATGCACAATTAATAATTCACCATTTTCATTAATTAATTCTATCTTAATATTAAAAACACCTTTTGTTATAATATCTTTTATAGCACTTTGTGTGTCACCAACTGTACTATTTCTAAATTTTATTACAATATTTTCATAACTATCTTTTAAAATATTATATTTTATCTCACTAACACTAATAACTAACCATTCTTGTAATTTATAATCTTTTGGGAATCTAACAAGGAACCTATTAGTTTTAGCTATGTTTGACGTTTCTTTATCTTTATTATGCTTGCTTTTGAACTTAAAATCCATATTATTTTTCATATTTTAATGTCTTCTAATTATTACTTTATCTGTTTTAAAAAAACTCTTAATTCTTATTAGTAAAATAAAAAATTTAACTTTTATTTTACTTTTTAATGGAATCTCCTTAAGTGTCTTTTCTAATATTTTGTTTCTCATGTCTTTTTTTTTAAGGTAATAGGTTTGTTTTTAACAAATGATTAAATAACCTCAACTTTAAACATAAACTCTGAATCTTCGTCTTGTATAGACCCTAAAAAACCTACCCTTTGAATCTTAACACCAAACCCATTTATAGTTTGATTTCTGTAAGATATAAGTCTTGTACTTTCAGCCACACTAAGAAGTATTATATAATTTTCATTACTCATAGGTGTGTTGAAGGTAATATTATAATCACCTTCATTTAATCTTACTACAGAAAATATACCAATACTTGAAACATTACCATTGGATTCAACTTTACCTACGATATTCGTTTTTATGTTAATATCACTTAATATTAATGTACCATTTGAATCTACTGATACATTATTACCACTTGTTGCTGTTGGTGTTAAATTATCTACCCTAACGTTACCGTTAGCTATGTGTAACTGTTCTTGTGGGTTTGTTGTACCTATCCCAACTTGTCCGTATGTTAACGACACACTTGTCGTTAAGATTAAAATTATTTTTGATGATAAAGTTTTCATATATTATTTTTTTTTACAAAAATAAGTAAAATAAAAGTTATATCAAAATTAAATCTATTTTTTATTTATAAATTTATCTTCTAATTCATGTTTATTTAAAATAACACATCCTAAATGACTTAACTGTAGGGTGTGTTATTTTAAAACCGCCACAGTTTACTGGTACTACGAAACCTTGTTATTAACTCTTATGTTACAGACGGTAATTTTAAAAAATAGATTTGAGGTTACTGTCCTCATCAAGTACCTTGTGTTAAGGGTTTTTCCTTGTCACCAAGTAGCAGCACGATACTTTCCCTAAGCCGAACAGTATTTTTTACTTAATCTATTTTAGTTGGGTTTTACTGAATCGAACAGCAGTGGATATATCTATCAAAGACTTCATGAGTGTCTCACTTCCAAATAGCCCATTTTAAAAAGAAACAGACACTTCTTACTACTATTATTCACAAGTCTCTTCTATTTTGTTCACTGGCTTTAATTTCGTCTGACATTCATATTTGAGAATGTTTCGGGAGGTCTATTCTCCAGGTGATTCAGTTTCCATTAGAAGTTCTGTTTCTTATCACAAAGATATTAAAAATTTATTTAATAAACAACTTTTTTAAATTAAAATATAAATCTTTTAATTTCATACTTAATTTAGTGATATAATTAACTTTATATCTGTTGTACTCGAATTCATTAATACTAACCTTAAATCCTTTTTCTACTAATCTTAATAGAGTTAATCGATAAGTAAAAACTTCTAAATATTCATATTGTTCATTTTCAAGCATTGAATTAATCCAGTCTTCTAAAAGATTTATATTCTGTTTTAACGTACCACCTTTTTTAGTTATTTCGTAGTCGTATTTTAATAGAAGAACTTTTATTTGATTATCCTTTTCCTTTTTCTTATGAAACTTATAATATTTATATTTACCTAAATCCATTTTAAAATATTTATTTATAAATACTTA